TTTTGTTGGGTGTTTAGCCCAATGATTAGATGTACTCCAATATTCTATACCATTTATATTTGTTGATATCGAAACATATGGAAATGTTTGGGAATATAAAATTGTTGTTAAAAATAATAAAAAAAATATTAATAATTGTTTCATATTATTGATAATATTTAAACTTTTTATTAATATTATTTATTTCTTTTTCTTGTTTTTTTACTTGTTTAATAGTCATTTTTATCTCTTTCTATATAAAGGTTTATTGCAATGCATACATTTAATCGTTCCGCTATTTATATGCTCTGCTGGTATATGTCCAAATATTTTACAAATTAAATGCAATTTAAATAATTTATTTATTATAAATATTGAATAAATTATAAATAAGATTATATTGATATTCCATAAAGTTATTAATACTAGTGTGTATGCAAGCCATATTAAAAACAACTTTAATGTGGATATTGTTTTATCTGCTTTTTTATCATAATAATTATTTGTATCCATTTTTCTTGTGTTTTTTTAAGAATATATTTAAATATATCAAAGAAATTATCTTTAATTCAATAATTCTTTGATATACTTTTTTAATTAAAGACAATTTTCTCATAACATTTATATCTTTTTATCCACAATTAATAGTGATATTGAGAATATAAATAATGTTCCAAATATAATAGGGATAAAAATATCATATCTATCTGTGTGTATTATGGATGAGATTATTATTGCTCCAAAAATTAAAGAGCCAATAAAGTATTTTATTTTAAATGTTGTTTTCATGATAATAAGTTTATTATACAAAAATGACTATAACATCACTCTTGCTTTTGATTGTTTAAATTGAGCTATTTGCATAGCTACGTTATCGCTGTAAGATTTTAATTCACGAGTACCACCTAATGCCATAAATTCATCATGACGTTTATTGTACTCTTTTAGTCTGGCTTTATCAGATAGTTGCTGTCTGATAACTTCTTTTGACTCCTTGTATACTACTGTTCCGCAAGAAGTGGCTGTTACTATAGCTATACATATTCTATGCCTCATAATTATCTTTAATTATAACCATTACTACTTTTGTTTCGAACTCTAAATCATTGGCTAAATCTTCCAATCTGCCATCATTTTCATTGCTTGAGTCAATGACTGTATCATCATTGTCTACTAATTGATATTGCTTTTTCATAAATTTGAATTTTTAGTGAGTTTATAATTTGATTATTAATTGTGATGTGCGAGGACTCGAACCTCGTAAATCCGCGTGCGTTTACATACATGCAATTTGTCAGATAGCCCACTGACCACATCTAAATATTCCTCGCATCATCTTTGAGGTAATATTGTATTGAAAGAGCTAAAGGTTTATCTTCATACATAATTATTATGTGTCGTAATATTCTAACACAATATAACCACATTATTTTATTTAGCTCTTTATATTATTGTAAAAGAAAACTATCCACAAGATTGTCATTCTTGTGTACATAATTATTAGACTTCCGCCCTGACTCTAGTTGCTAGGAATGTAAACATTATGTAGGTTCGAGTAACTCACACCATCTAAAATTAATGTTCGACTATAACTTATTGAATGGAAGTTTTCTTTTAATATTATTTTCTACAAGTAACTAAAGCTATTATACTAAATGCTGTCATCACTTCAAAGATCATTGGTATGATAATGTGGTATATTTCAGGTTTACTTGCTGAATAGATCATTATAGAAGTCATTAATATAGTCTCTATAGAATATTTAAGTTTGTTTTTTATAATAATTTATTTTACACAATTTTTATAAAACAAATACTTACACACACAATAATGACGCTTCATTCAATTATATGTGTATTAATAATAAATAACTATCCGTATCAATAAAACAAAAAGCCTACAAACTCATTATAATTGGTTATTATAATTAATTAATTAGTATTTATATTTTTGTTATTTATTAAAGTATTTGTATGATATTAATAATTAATATGATACACTTTGTGAGTAATAATCTTAACCGCTTTTGCGTTAGGATTAACACGATAGCGATTTTTTACTTGACCTGATTTAGTAGTATAACTACCAACCATAATTATTTTAGGCTCTGAGTAAATTACTTGAACACTCTTTTGTTCATTCTTGCGATTGTTGTGAGAATACTTGCTATTTTTCATAGCTTGTCGACGTTGACGTCTGTTTAAAGTTGCCGTAGCTTCCATAATAGTTTAATTTAAAAGATTTATATTAATTGTTGTTTTTAAACTTATATATATAAGTTGTGTCTGATTTAATGATATTACTATCATTTTTAATAGTTTCAATTTTAATTGAGGGCTTTAATAATGTTTTACTATCAATGTTTTTCTCATTTTCATTGATATAAGTTATAAAAGCGATAGAAAATATAAGAACTATAACAATTGCTAATGCGTGTAATCCTGCAAAATCAGCGTTATTGCTTTGTATAATACCAACTATAATTGAGCTAGTAATAATTAGAGCTAAAAGAATAATAAAGGTTGTAAGCATAATAGTTTAATTTAAATTGTTTGTATAATTGTTTAATAAGTTTGTTTTAAAAATCCAATAGATATAATAATTATTTATCACTTTATTTAACGACGGACATGTCCTACAGTCATGGAATTATGTATTATTATATTCTATTGGATTATGATTAAAAAAACAACACAAGTGAGGAATTTACTCCTCACCTAATTTTAAACAGAGCAAGGCGCATGTACACACGGAGCTTGGTGAGTGATTATAGTCTTATACTAGGCCATAGCGTATAATTCGTAATAACCTTATTTGTGTTGTTAATAATTAAAGTTTCCTCCCCTATAAATAGGTTTGAAAACTCTGTTGGTTTAGTTTAATGATTTAGTTTAATTGCTCCTATACACATAGGAGCATAAATTAAACTATAAATTACTTTTGATCCCACCATTTTTTATTAGGGTCTTTCTCTCTAATTATAAATGATAATCTTTTAATTGATTGCAATTTTATAAGTATACGTCCAAATTTATACTCAAAGTCTTGGTCTATTAATATTAATTCTGATATAAAGTTATGCAATTCTAATTTCTGATCAAATATAATTTGAATAACTTTATTTCTATTTATATCAACACCTGTTGGATGAACTGTTGCTATCGCATTTACACAATCTTTATCGAATATAACTATATCCATAATATAATAATTTTAGAGTTTGAGCATCTAATTTAATACACAAATAGTATTATATTGACCTAAACTTATACATAATCATATAAACCTACCACATAATTATGGTATGCACTCTAGTAAAATAACATGAAACAATAGTTGATTGATAAATTAAGCGCGATATAAAATAGTTATCATATAGTACTATGTAATGCATAGTACCGAGTTATGTATAACGGGCAAAAGTAGGGATGATGGGATATTATCACTCTCATTACCAACAACTTAGCTAACAAATCTAAAGTAAAACTTCAACTATTATAAATAACCCCAACACTAACCACTTATACATAAGTATTTGATTAACAATTGCTTGGTAGGTTGGGGTTAATTGTGTTATAATAATTAATTCGCGTCGCGCGAGACGATAGTCGAGTGCGTGCGCGTGTACTCTAACAATAAATTTTGAATTGAATTCATTATAATTAAGGTTACTTTAGAATAAGGTTGAATATCATCAACTTTAATTATAGAAAGACTTTATTATAGGCTTCGCAGAGAATAAAAATAAATAAATCCACAACACTCCTAATCACTTAAATTCTTATTGGACTAATAAGTACTTTTATAGCTTGTTGTATTATTGTGGATATATAAAATAACTGCCAACCTCGGTGGTTGATTATCGTGCATAGTGTTGAGGTTGAAAGCAACCTCTCAATGCATTTATGATAACGTAGCAATGCCTAACTACGCAGTTATAAATAAATAATGTCAACAAAGAATGTATCATAATACGACAACGCTTTGTCGATAAATAATCATAGTTAAGAATGCGTGATACATATTAACCTTTGTTGACATTAAACCTTAAAAAACTTGACCTTTGTTGACTGTGAATATAAAAAATAACTATATATTTCTATATAGTTATTAGATATTAGTCAACTAAATTGATTACAACATAACCGTCTGCATTTAATTCAGATTCAGTTTCAATAATGAAAATTTCATCCTTGTTAAATTCTTCAGTTTGAATAGAATTGTTTGCTAACCAAAGTACACCTTTGTAAGTTTTGGCGGTTGTAACTTCGGTTGCATTGAATTTCATTAAAATGCCATTACCTGATGCAGTTTCTTTAAAGCCGTCAAATTTGCAGCTAAATTTAGATGCCAAAGGTAAACGTGTAAACTTGTTTTCTTTGATTAATTCCGAAATTGATTTCATAAAATAAATGTATTAAATAAATGAATAAATTATAAGACAAAACAATGTGTTTTGAATACCGACAGGGGGACACCCACCTGCGGCAGCAAGGGGCGGGGGTTGGTATGGGGGTATCCCACTCTCTAACCAATTCAGAAAAATTTCAAAAATATTTTGCAAAAAATTTCTATAAAAAATTATTATAGCGATATACCAAAAATAATATAGAAAAAGTTTGGTAGATTGAAAAACTTTGTTTACCTTTGTACAAGTTTAAAATATTAAACTAGTCAGCTACTGGATTTGCAAGTAGAACTTCCATATATATAATGAGAAAGAGGCATTATAAACTATGGAATAGACGTAGGATTGTATGTGCGCATTTAAAAACATTCACAGAGGTTTCTCCTACACTGACGCAAACTGCCTTAATATAGATAAGATTGAGCCACCCAGCAATTAATATGGGTTGAGGACAAAAGGCTCCTAGGGGTAATCCATTTCCAAATAATGGTAGACGCATCTTATTAAAGTTTAAGGTTTATATCGCCTGAGGTAACGACTGGTCTTAATCATTAACTTGGTTAGGACCTCTTATATCTATTAATTTAAAACATAAACAACAATAACTAATTAGTTATCAACGCACGAGGTTATTCGTGACGTATTCATAAAGGTATATCATGACGAAGAATAAAGAGTTTTTAGATAATTTAGAAAAGTATAATGCTAAGTTGCGAATTAAGTTTGAGAAAGAAGCTCATGACAGGGAGCGAGAGTCAATTAAGTCTACTGTTGATGGATATAATGATTGGATTAAAGAACGTGCTTCAATTATAAATTGTTATGGGACTAGACAAAGCTGCTAATGGATACAATCCAACAAAGCAAAATAAGCTTAAAGATTTAGCTAAAGAATATGGTATAGACTTATCTATTGTTAGAAGAATTGCCATTATAAATAACTATAATGTACCATTTATCATTGATGCATTAAATGAGATATATGAGAAGAATAAAAAGTCTATCTTTGAGGATAGATTAAAGGAATATAAACCCAAGAATAACTTAGAATAATGGGTAATTGAAATGATCTCTCTATGAGAGATAAGAGAGATGTAATGAGATTACATATACAGAATGGTATAAGGGATTTGGATGGGATAAGGGAGAGTTATAATGCTTTTGGAAATGGTGGAAAACCAATAATGATGCAACCATCTCCAGATAATTTTAGTTTTGTTCCAGATAAATACACTACTAGAACCGTTGAGAAACAATTAGGGCCAAAAGAGTTTACAGAAAAATACATAGAATCACCTATATATAAAGACAGATTATCTAGCAGTGGATATACGAACGTTAATGATGAGATTAAAAATAGACTAAACAGGGTTAAAAAAACAAATACTGTTTATCAAAGTGGAACACCATCTTGAGACAAACAGGTATATAATGATATTCATAATATTCCATATACTGAAGGATTTAGTGGGTCTAACTTTCCTGGAAATATAGTCGTAGATACAAAAGAAGCAAAGAAACTTAACGTGCCAATATCATCTATAGAAGTCCATGAATATGGACATAAAGAAACTGATACTGATGGTAATGCATTAAACGAAAAAGATTCTAATGAATTAAACAATAGGCTGCTTCCAGATTTTAAAAATAAAGACATGCATGATTCATGGAAAGAAGAAAACAAATCCGACATGAATACTTTAAGATATGAATTATATCAGAAAGGAATTGATGTTTTAAATAAACCAATAGAACAAAAACATCTAGATATGATTAAAAGTATGAAGTCATCTGGTGGTAAAAGATTCTTAGAGCATTATAGTAATAAAGACGCCTTATGATTACTTAATAATGTTGCTAAAAACAATCAATCAGATCAACTCCCAGACAATTTCTTAAATAATAATATAACATAGTGAAATCAAAACCTACAAAGAAAACAAAAGGCACTGGTAAAAAGTGCTAAAGGATTGTGGTGTCCGCAATCGTAAATAAATAGATAATGGTATAATTCACGGACTGGAGTCAGTTTCTCTCCACATTAATATAAAAGAACTTCGAGGTATGTTGAGCCTTGCTGCCATTATCTACAATAAAGTAAAGTCTCCGTTCAAGTCTAAGTCATTTGTTCTGAGCAAATAACAGTAGTCATATTACATACCACAAGAACTGTTTATGACTCATTTTACATCTCTTGGAATAGTATTCCTTGTCCGACACAAAAGTGTTTCTAGCCATGATTATTAATTTAGTCATGGCTTTTTTATTAAAAGAAGTTAAAGTTTTGATAAATATTTGGTAGATTGAATAATTAATTGTAATTTTGTCAAGATTTAAAATAATAAATATGATAGATGTAGAGAAATTTATTTCAACAATTAGAGATTCATTTATAGGGTCTCAACAAGTTTATACTGAAGGTAGTTGTTATCACTTCTACCTAATTCTAAAAGAGGTATTTCCAGAGGCTGAGTGTATATACGATGGAGATCACGTATTAACAAGATTAGATGGTAAGTGTTATGATATAACTGGTATAGTTAGCGAACCTAATGGAGCTAGTAGTTTTGGTAAGTCTGCAACATATTGGCTAAAGAGTCCATACAATATTTATAAACCAGTGCAATAACATGGATTTCGACAAAATAGATGGAATAATGTGCTTTCATGATTATCGTAGTTTCTTTAAGTTTATAAATAATTATGAAAGTGATTTGATAATTAGGATGTATGAAGTATTTGATGGAGATAAGTTAATAGCAGTGTTTAATCATAAAAGTAAATAAGTGAGTCAGATAAAATTTAATGAAGAAGCAAGAGAATTAATCTTCTCTGGGATAAAGAAAGTAGCAGATGCAGTTAAGGTAACACTTGGACCAAAAGGTAGGAATGTAGTTATATTTGATGGAATTAATCCACCACATGTAACTAAGGATGGTGTAACTGTAGCAAGGTCAATTAATCTTGATAATCCATTTGAAAATATGGGCGCTCAAATGATTAAAGAAGTATCTATTAATACTGGTAAGAATGTGGGCGACGGAACAAGTACTAGTTGCATCTTAGCTCAAGCAATGATTACTGAGGGATTAAAACTAGTAAAAGAAGGGGCCAATCCAATTGATTTAAAACGTGGTATTGATAAAGCTGTAGAAAAGATTGTAGAATCTCTTAGAGAGCAATCGGAAGCAATAGATATTAATTCTGATAGATTACAACAAGTAGCAACTATATCAGCTAATAATGACGAGAAAATTGGTAAACTAGTATCAGATGTTATCAAGGCTATTGGAAAAGATGGTGTAGTTACAATGGAAGAGTCTAGGACTAATGAAACATCTATAAGCATTATAGAAGGTATATCGGTTAAGCAAGGTTATGTATCGCCACATTTCGTTACAGAGAATGGCAAGAATGAACTTACTTTTGAGTATTCTTATTTGCTTCTAATGGATGGAAAGATTAGCGATATTAAAGAAGTTCTACCAATCCTACAGTTTGCTAATAAAGAAGATAAACCTATTGTTATATTCTGCGATGATATAGATGATAATACATTAAGATCTATTATTAAATCACGAATGAATGGCTCTAAGATATGCGTAGTTAAAGCTCCTGGATTTGGATTTAAAAGAGTTGAGTATTTACAAGACATTACAGCTATTTGTGGCGGTAAAGTTATATCAAGTCAATTAGGAACTTCAATTACTACATCGAATGTATCTTATCTTGGAGTATGTGATAAAATAGTTATTGATAGAACGTCAACTTTGATTGTTGGTGGAGATGGTAATAAAGAGCGTACAGAAGCTTATATTCAATCAGTACAGACATTGTTAGATAATTGTACTGAAGATTGGGAGATTAGTGTTCTGAAAGAAAGATTATCTAAACTTAAAGGTGGAGTAGCTATTGTTCATGTAGGAGCTGCTAGTGATACTGAGGTTAAAGAGAAGATGGATAGGATAGATGATGCTATATGTGCTACTAGAGCTGCACTAGAAGAAGGTATATTGCCTGGTGGTGGATTAGCATTATATAACACAGGACAAGAGTTATTAAGGTCGTATTCACATATAACATATCATGGAGACGCGATAAAGCAACTTGATGGATACTTAGTTGTAATTAGCTCTCTTAGGGTTCCAGCATGGTTGCTTATCGAGAATTGTGGGTTCAACATTGATGATATTGTAGTAAAATTTACTGATACAAATGGATTTAATGCAAAGAATGAGGTTGTGGAAGACCTTAAACTTGCAGGAGTTGTTGACCCAACAAAAGTAACTAGGATGGCATTAGAGAATGCCGCATCAATTGCAGGAATGGTACTGCTAACGGAGTGCTTAATAGAGAATGTAAGTTAATGATTGTTAAACTTTAATAGAATATTTGTGTAATCCAATAACTTGTATTATCTTTGTCAGGATTTAAAAATAAACATATGAGAAAGAATTGTTATCAGAGTAAAAAAGATAATCCGAATTGGGGAGAGAAACTACAAACCGAATGTTCTCTAAGAAAGACATTTAATATTACAGAATGTTTTAGTGATAATCCAAGAGTAGTAATGTTTAGTGATGATTTAATCGTTAATCAGAACGGATTAAACATGACTTATAGTTCTACTGGATTGAATAAATAGTTGATTCTCTACCATTGGTAGTAAAATGTCCAAAGGCTTTTATCGTTGAGCCAGTTAATCAACGATAACATACGAGCTTAGGGTAGCGGTTTAACCCAGGGATCTTCAAAATCTCCGTTGCAAATTCCAACCTTGCACCGTCCGTTCGAATCGGGCAGCTCGTGCTATAATTGTTTCATAATTAAGTACTTGTGAAAGTATATCTTTTAATTCATTTTTTAATTGTTTTTAAATTTATAAAAAAGGTCATAGGTTTAGGGTAATCGTAGCCGGCAACACACTTGTTTGTGTGACAAAATCCTTTTATTGTGGAGTCCGCAATGATAAACGCATGAGAAGTTAGCCTTGCTTCTCACTTGCAGGTATAGTATAGTGGTTAGTGCATCTGTTTTGTAATCAGATAGCGGTGGTTCGATTCCATCTACTTGCTCAAATAAATAATATTATGGGAAAAACAATATTACATTTTTTTGACCCAATTCTAACAGCTAGAGTTGGTAGACCAGGAGTTACGGTCAACGAGAATACTGGAGAATTAGAACAAACGATAGATTCTCCAAGAATAGCACCTACTGGTTATTATACAGTTGTAGAAGTAGGAGTTGATACACACATGTATTATCGCGGAATAGAATATGAACCATTAGGTAATGGTAGGAATATACAGTTTAAACAAGCTTGGGAATTAACAACAGAAGAAGTCTTTGAATATTAGGTTATGGTAGGAAAACAAATTAATATAAATCCAAAAGAAAAGACTGTTGATATCTTTGTGGATGATATAACTATAGATGAATTGAAGGATGTTCTAAAACATTTTAGCGAAATGGATGATTATGAGTTTAGAGTACATAATTCAAAACAATCAACAGAATTAATATCAACATATAATGGGAATGTCATTATAGATAAACTATATAAAATTAATGAATAAAATTGATTACGAAGAAGAACCTATTTGGTATTGCAGAAGTTGCTTGTCAATGAGAATTTTAAATTCATCTGGAACAGATGAAGATTTTATAGGAGACCCAACACCATGTTATTGTGATGATTGTGGAAGTACGGATATTGCAGTTACAGGTAAATATGGTATTGTAGAGATTGAAGAGTTAAGAAATAAAAAGACTAAATTTAAAAAATAATTATAATGGGAGAGAATAAAGAGAAGAAAGAGTTGTCACATGAGGAATTAAAGAATGTTGCAGGACAACTACAGCAGCAGAATAAATTTCTAATTGAGCAACTACAAAAACAGCAAGGAGAATCATTCTATAAACGATTGGATTATCTTTATAAAACACTTGAATTTAGGGGTGTATTTCCAGAAGAATTTATTGGTAAATGTATTGATGAAATAGTAAGTACTATTACCATTCCAGAAGAAGTAAAACAATCTGACATAGAGGAGGTTAAGTAACTTGGACATCGCAAAAAACTCGAACATAGCAAAGGTGCATTGCGCCTTAGATATCGGGTTCTTTTATAAATGGCTATCATTTACAACTCCATTACACAAATTAACCAAATCGGAAAGACAAGTATTAGCTTCATTTCTTGCTAAGAGACATGAGTTGTCTCAGATAATTAGAGATGAGAATATGCTAGACAACGTGCTTAATAGTATTGATATACGCAAAGATATTCGTGAGGTAATAGGATTAACTACACCTCAATTTAATATTCTTATATCAAAGATGAGGCGTTCTGGAGTAATGGATGGTAAAAAGATAAATAAGCATTACATTCCAAACATACAAAAAGATACTGGACAATATAGACTAACAATTATATTTGATATAGATGACAAATACAAAGTCGAGAAGACAGTACTCCAACAAGGAGATACTGGAGATGGCAAAGAAAGTGTCGATTAAATTAAACATACCAGCACAAGTAGTTGTAATGGCTTATTATAGTTTCTGGGATAATATAAAAGAATCAATTAGTAAATCAAACTTAGATTTGGTTGATGAAAATACAGATATAGACTTTCCATTGAGTTATAATATTGGCTCAATTGGAAAGTTATATACGCATAAGAATAGAATAGTAGCAATTAATAATAATATAAAGAATAAAAGGGAGAAGAATGAAAATATTTAGTATTAAAAAAGCAACACCAATGTCAACTGGCATTATTGTTACATGTGATAGATATACCACAGAAGATACTACATACGATGGAATTGAGGATGTATCAATGACTGGCAGGATTAAAGAGATTCAAACAGTTGTTAGTCCATCAAAGGGTTGTATTGAACGAGGAGTTGTAGAAGGAGCATTAGTAGCATTATCTTATGAGAATTATAAAAAGACTAAAAATGTCAAGAAGCATGATTTTGGAATTGATGAAGAATACAATAAACAGATTTATTATGAGATGCCAGTCATGATGTATAATGGCGGAGAACATATGCTTGTTGACTTATCTGATATTGAATTAAAGATTGATGAATTTGAATACGTGGATTTTAATCCTGAATTAATTAACTAACTAATATAGAGCTCATTACCATAAGTAGTGGGCTCTTTTAGGATATAATAAGATGAAATTATTCAAAAAAGTTGACTACAAATTAGTCATAGAGCCTATAGTGTTTACAATAGGTGCATTTAAAAAGTTAGACCAAAGAGATAGGACTGTAAATAAAAGTCAGTTAGAAAAAGAATTATCATTTATATATTTTGTATATGACCCAAGGAGTGATTTACAATTTATAGTAGATGAGCAAGAAAGAATAGATAAAGTAAAAGAGCTTATTGGATTTGACAGTAAGTTCAAAATAGATTCTATACTACAAAAAGCAATAGATGTTTATATATCAATGACAGAGACTGCATCATCTTTGCTTATTAAAGATTTGAAGGTCGGTGTTGACAAACTAAGAACTTATCTTAGAGATGCCCCAGTAGACGATGAGACTTTTGATAAATACACAAAGGCGTTGACGGCATTAATTCCATTATCTCAGAAAATATCAGAGGCTGAAAAGACTGTTATTAAAGAGGTCGAAGAGATGTCCAATGCAAGAGGCGACCGTGCGACTACAATTTTAGATAATGGTTTTGAAGGATTATTTAATTAATTATGGGTGTAGAAGTAAATAAACATCAAACGCAACTTACCGATGAGTTTATTGCATCGCTAAAGGAGGAGGAGCGGAATGATTTATTTGACATGATAAATAATGTTGAATTTATTAAAAGGCTTATATCTCCTGATAGAAAATATGCAAAAGACTTAGGGAGAGATTCAAAAGGTAGAATTTTGGTGGATTTGTGCAATCCCCATATACTGACCGATATGAGTTATTTTACGGCATCTGCTAGACATTTTAAAAAGCATGGATGTTACACAAAATTAATGCCAAACCCAAATCCTCAATCAGAGTATATGCAATGGCTTAAACGAGAGGTAAGTAGGTGTTGAGATGGGATGGTTAGAGAGTCCGATGGTGAGTGAATAACTGGAGATATGTATTTCTATTTAAATTACTTCCCAATAATTCAGGCTAAAACTATCGAAGGAACCAAACAGGCAGATAGGGTTGTTGACTTTCCAAGAATGTGGGAAGGAGTTTACTGAAGATTTCATTATATGAATCAAGCTGTGACTGGAGGAATATACGATAACTTTAAAGGTGCGAAGCATGGTTGTGAGATAGCTAAAAGGGGGGCTTCGAAAAGCTACAGTCTTGCAGCAGTACTTGCAAAAATGTTTATACTAGGTAAACATCAATTTGCCAGAAAGAAAATCAAGAGTTTAGTTGTTGCTTATGGAAAAGAGTTCTTAACAAAGGATGCTATAATAAACAAATTTATTGATGGTATAAATCATTGCGCAGAAAATACTCAATTTCCATCCAAGAGACTAAAAGAATCTATGTCGGAAATGACATGGCAGTCTGGATTTATAGATAAAGACACTGGTAGACCAAAGGGTAGTTTAAATGAAGTATTAGCTGTGGCAATTAAAGACGACCCAGACAAACCTCGTGGTAAAAGGTCTGATAGAATGTTTTATGAAGAGTTTGGTACATTTCCTAAATTTTTGGACGTGTGGCAGACATGTTTACCTAACGTTCAAATAGAAGATATTGTATCGGGAATGGCTTATGCAATAGGTACAGGTGGAACTCCTGGTAGTGACTTCAACGGCGCACTTGAAATGCTGCTTCACCCTGATGGATATAATGTATATTCATTACCAAACTTCTGGGATAAGGGGGCTAATGGGCAAAAGAGAACGATATTTTTCTTTCCTGGATATATAAATTCTGGAGACTATTATAACGAAGATGGTGTAAGTGATGTAATTGCTGCGCTAATTTCAGAGATTAGGCATAGGATTAATCTCAAATACAACTCTTCCGACCCATTACAACTTACCAGACGTAAAGCTGAAACCGCCTTTACTATCCAGGATGCTATTATGAAACGTGATGGTTCATTATATCCAACAGATAAACTCAACGATGTAATTAATGAAATTAATCTTAATCCAAAATACACAAATGATATGTGAATTGGAAGATTAAGTTTATCAAAGAGTGGTGAAGTTGAATACAAGCCTGATAATGATTTAAAATATATAACAGAGTTTCCACATAAAGACAACAAAATTGAGGGAGCGATATGTATTAAACATATGCCAGTGAAGAGTAGTTCTGGCAATGTGCCATGAGGCAGATATATAAGCGGAATCGACACATATGACGATGACGCCTCTGAAACCACTTCTTTATTTAGCATGTTTATACTAGATACATGAACTGATGAACTAGTATTTGAATATACTGGAAGGCCAATGTTTGCAGATGATGCATATGAAAATGCAAGACTTGCATTGCTTATGTATAATGCAGAATGTAATTATGAAAACAATAAGAAAGGACTATTTAAGTACTTCTCTCAACACAATTGCCTATACTTGTTATCAGATACACTTGAGTTTCTAAAAGACAAAGAGATAGTAAAGTCTGGCATGTACGGTAATCGCTCAAAAGGAACTGGGAATTATGGTCAGGTAGCTCCTTATGCTAGAAGATGTATTAGAGATTATTTATTAAAATCAATTCCAGAAATAGTTATTAAAGAAGTTGATGGCAATGTTGTTGAGGAAATAACATCTGTATTTAATTATCAAAAGATTTGGTCTAAGGGACTTCTTCAGGAATTAGCGATGTACACTGTAGATGGAAATTATGATAGACATGATGCGTTGTGTATGCTTATGCTTCTTAGAGAAGATAAACTGAGATTGCTTGGTGATACCTCTGCCAGAGATGCTGGACAAAACAGAGATGTTAACTATCTTGGGAAAGATAAGTTCTTTGAGAATAACTATAGAAAGAATGATTTTACAAAGTCTAAATTAAAATTCTAATAAATGATACGTCAAAAAAATATAATTAAAAGAATTTTATGCAATCACAATAAAGATATATTCGTTAGAAATATATATGGTGATGAAATAAATGCTTGTAATAAACGCTCTGTATGGCAATGCTCAAAATGTGGTTCGTTCAGATGGAGTGATTATTTAAACAAAAATGTCAAAGGAAATCCCTTTAGTGTTTTTGAATGCTAATATAATTAAAATATAGTGCCTATTACTTTTTTGGTAGTGGGCATTTTTTTTGAAAGATTATTCGTACCTTTGCAGAAATTTATAAATTTTCGCAAACATGTTAAATAAAATACAATATATATGGCTACACAAGTAAGCTCATTCCCTCGACAAAAACTTGCGTTTAACGCTAAAAATGCTGAATGGCGTAAGAGTGTCTGCGACTGGTCAGATCGTAAAATTTACTACTCAGATTCAGTCGTGCGTAAGTCATTCATACGCAAGCGAATAAACTATAATTTAGTTAATGGCATATTGGATTTGAACGATATGTCATTGATTCTAAATCCAGATAATACAGACGCTAGTTATGTCCCAGAGAATATACAGCATTATCCAATAATGTTAGGTAAACTAAATCTATTGTTAGGTGAAGAACGAAAACGTAGGTTTGACTGATATTTAATAATTACCAATCCTAATGCAGTTTCTGAAATAGAAGAGAATAAGAAGAGTGCATTAATGGGGAGTTTACAAGATGCAATAAAAGCAAGTCACCCAGACGAAGAATCTTTTAATGCAGAGATGGATAAGATGTCATATTACTATACTTATGAATGGCAAGACGCCAGAGAAGAGCGTGGTAATCTAATTCTTAATCACTACATCAAAGAATTATCTATCAAAGATAAATTCAATTCTGGATTCATGGATGCAATGATTGTTGGTGAAGAAATTTACCAGTGTGATATTGTTGGCGGAGAGCCTACCTTTGAAAGAATTAATCCATTAAAATGTCATACATTTAAAAGCGGTTTTTCTAATAGAATTGAAGATGCTGATATTCTTACATATATAGACTTTTGGAGTCCAGGAAGAATTATAGATACATTCTATGATGTTCTAACGGAATCGGATTGTGAATATTTAGAAAACTTACCACAAGTTTATTCTGGAGATAGTATGTCAAATATTGATGAGCGTAATGCTTTTATCAATATAAATGAGATTAATGGATTTGAAGGTGGATATGGCTCAGTAATAGACAATTATTCTATATTCGCACAAACAACTGGTTCTGCCGCTACTACAAATTATTTCGATAACAATGGTAACATTCGTGTTGTAAGAACATACTGGCGTTCTAAACGTAAGATTAAAAAAGTAAAATCATACAATCCTGAAACTGGAGATGAAGAATTTGACTTCTATCCAGAAACATACAAATGTGATAAAGATTTAGGTCAAGAGGAGGAAGTATTTTGGATTAATGAAGCCTGGGAGGGAACTAAGATTGGTAAGGAGATTTATGTAAATATGCGACCAAGAGTTGTACAGTTTAATAGATTATCTAACCCATCAAGATGTCACTTTGGTTTTGTAGGTTCAATATACAACATAAACGACACTAAACCATTTTCTTTGGTAGACGTAATGAAACCCTACCAATACATGTATAATGCCTTACATGACCGTTTAAATAAGGCTATAGCCGCTAACTGAGGCAAGATGCTCAAGTTAGATTTAGCGATGGTTCCAAAAGGATGGGAAGTTGATAAATGACTTTATTATGCAAAGGTAAATCACATTGCAGTAATTGATAGTTTTAAGGAAGGTAATATTGGTGCAGCTACAGGAAAGATATCTGGAATGATGCAACAATCTTCTGGTGTGTTAGATTTAGAGCAAGGTAATTACATACAACAGCATATAAACTTGTTAGAGTTTGTGAAGATGGAAATGTCTGAAGCTGCTGGAATATCCAAACAACGAGAAGGGCAAATATCATCTTCTGAAACTGTAGGTGGTGTTGAACGTTCTAATCTACAATCTTCACATATTACTGAGTGGTTATTTGCTAAGCATGATGACGTTAAGAAAAGAGCTCTTGAATGCTTCTTAGAAACATCTAAGGCAGCATTAAAAGGCGGTTCTAAAAAGTTTCAATATATATTATCTGATGGAGCATCTAAAATAGCTGATATTGATGGGGATGAGTTTTCTGAATGTGATTATGGATTAGTTCTTGACAATAGTAATGAATCCCAGAGACTAGAAGATGGATTATTGCAACTGGCTCATGCGGCTATGCAAAACCAAATGATGTCTTTTGGTGCAATGATGAAAGTGTTATCTTCTCCATCTATGGCTGAAGTTCATAGAATCATTGAAAAAGATGAAAAAGATATGAATGATCGTAAATCTAAGGAACAACAGGATGCAATGAAAATGCAACAGCAAGAATTGCAGTCTAGAAAAGATGTTGAACAACAAAAGATACAACTTGAAGATACATTAAATCAACGTGATAATGAAACTAGAATCCTTATTGCAGAAATGGCTAATCAAGTAGAACTTCCAGAAGATTATTCTAAGGATGATTTAGAATTAAAGATTAAAAAACTTGATGAAGAGATGGCGTTAAAGAACGCACAACATCAGCATAAAGTAAGGCAAGATGAAATTCAAAATCAACTTCAAGAAAAAGAAATTGAAATAAAGAAAATGCAAAAATCTAAAGTCCCAAAATAACAATAAGTCCAGCAACTTTGAACGGTTGCTGGGATACTAATTTTTAAAAATAAAATATAAATGCTGACAACTACCTCGATTAAGTGTGGCGATAGCTTTTCAATATGGTTGAAATTAAAATCAGGACAAACATTTCCAGCAGACACAAAGATGCTAGTTTATTTAGGTGGTGTTTTGATAGGTTCCACTACAGATAACCCAATTATAATTCAAGAAGATGGTTACTATAAAATATTCTTATCAAGCGATGATACGTTTTTAATGCGTGGATATAGGGATTTGATAATTATATTAGATGGTACTGGCGGAGTTAAACAAACTATTGTTGCTGGAGTGTTATTTGAAAGACTTCCAACAGACTATCATACACCAACTGAAAACGATGGATATAATATGTTGGTTGAAATAGATATATCGAATACAATTACAACTACTAATGTTGTATTACAAAACGCATTAAAAGGAGATAGAGGAGATCCATTTCTTTATGAAGATTTTACAGAAGAACAGTTATTGTCGTTAGTTGGAGAAAAGGGAGATGATGGATATACCCCTTATATACAAAATAACTATTGGTATATAAATGGGGTGTCTACTGGAATTATTGCGATTGGAACAAATGGAACTACTCCGAATATAGGAGAAAATAAAAACTGATTTATAGGGTTGATTGATACCGGAATATTAGCCGAAGGTTCCAATGGTCTTGATGGAAAAACAGCTTATCAAGGAGCTATTGATGGAGGATATGTTGGTTCGGAAAATAGTTTTAATTCAGATATGGCACTTGTATCAACAAAAGAAGATGCTGGTGTAGCGGCTCAATTAATCTTGGACTTGAATCTTGGCAGCATTATAACGCATAATGCAGATGAATTTATTGGGGTGCATATTCCAGTTACATACTCACAATTAATAAACTTGATAGCTAACTCACAGTTAATTATAGGTCAAAATTATTTATTAACTGATTATGTAACAACCTACACGCAACCTGTTAGCAATGCTCCGATGAGTGGGGATACAGAACCATTACTAATTACTGCATCAAGTATTAATACATTAAATCCTATTTGTTCAAGTGCTTTATTCCCTCAAGACCAAATTTATTATAATGTTGTTAACGATACATCTGTTGTTCCTGGATGTACAAAAGGTTATATATACAGAAGAATTGACACAAAAAAGAAAAACGATATTGGTTTTGATTACAGACAAGTAAAATTTAGAAGATGGAAATTGAATGTTACAACTACGGATGCGACAGGTATGGTTGGAATGTTTGGTGTTGGTTCTGTTGTTAACAAAACTGGAACATCTGAAATTTATTTTAAAATAAATAATACGCCCGCTTTATTCACGGTTACATCATCATGGAAGCGTTTTGAATTTGATAATTTAACTTATTCAAGTTATTCGCAATATAACTGGGCTGTTGATAATTATAATTATTCAATTCCTGTTAGTTCAGATTATATGGATTATTATATGTTTTCAACAAATAACACTGTTAATGGTGCTCAATCAGCATATACAAACATATACAATAATATATTTGCAGGAAATACATCATCAATATTAACTAATAATAACTCCATATTTTTTGGGTCATCAATTAATGACAATACCATTAACAGTTACTTTGTAAGCAATACTATTGGCAATTCATTTACAAACAATATTATTGGAATGTTTTTTAGATATAATTCAATTAACAGCAATTTCTCTTTTAATAATATAAAACAATTATTTTATTATAATTCAATTGGTAATTATTTTTCTCGTAATAATACCGATAATTATTTCTATTCTAATGTAGTTTGCGACACTTGTCAATATAATAATATAGGTGAATTATCTAACAAAAATAAAATCGGTAATTCTTTCACCAATAATAATATTGATGTTTATTTTTATTCTAATTTAATTGGTAATTATTTATCATATAACAAGATAGGTCGATATTTTTATTCGAACACTCTTTTGGATAATGTTTATTTCCAATCAAATTCAATTGGTAATTATTTTAATACAAATAATATCGGGGGGTATTTCCAATACAACACATGTGGTGATAATTTTAGTAATAATACAAACGAGTGGGAATCTAAGTATAATACATTTGGAATTAATTTTTCATATAACTATATTCAAGAAGTTCGGTATTGTACTATAGGCGATAATGTACGATATAATAATATTAGTAATTCAAGTGGTTATTATTTTTCATATAATACAATAGGAAATAATGTGGGCGGTACATCGTTGATTCGTAAAGACCTCGGTAATGTGACCGAGTTAGTGTCTAAAACATATAACCATCAAATAACACAAACTAGTGATAAAGTAAAAATTGAATGGACTGATGTTTATGGGGATATAAATATAATAAGATTATAAAAAAATAAAAAAACAAAAAAATATGATAACATACGAAATTAAGATACAAAGATTAGAGGTTGAACCTTTATTAAATGGTTTAATAAATGTAACAACAAGAGTTCATTACGAGTTGATGGCTACTAATAATGAAAATGGCATGGTACAATCACAATATATTATATGTACAATTCCAGAAATGACTGACAATGATTACATTTCTTATGATAACTTAACAGAAGAAATAGTGTTACAATGGATTAACACAGTAACAGAAATAAATAATGAAAAGGATAAATTATATCAAATGGTTGACCCTGTAAATTATATGAAAAACCAAACATCTACTACAAAAATAATATATGATATTTTACCTTGGGACTAAACTATTATGGAAAAACATATAATAACATATTATGAATCTACTAATCCTACTACAAGCAATAACATTGCATCTGGTTATGGGTTAGGTCAACATTGGTTTAATTATATCACTGGTGTAGGGTATATTCATAAAAGTGATGGTGTGTGGGTATTAAATGCAGATTCGTCTTTACTGTTAAATTATTTACCATTATCTGGTGGTGCACTAAGTGGAAATTTAGGTATAAACACAACGCCATCTCATCAATTAGATATTGTTAACACATCTAATCAAAGAACAGTTTATGGTATAAATTCGGTTCAAACTGCGGAGGTTCTTCAACAAGATATTTATTCGACTGGCTACGATGAAACATTAATTAATCCCTGGTATGGATGGAAATTTACTGCGAGTGGCAACCACACAATGGGCTCTTTATCAATTCGTCTTAAAAGTATTGGAACAATTACTAATATTGATGGGTATATTAGATTAAGATTATTTTCTGATAATGGTATACAGCCAACAACATTATTATATACAAGTGATTTAATAAGAATGGGTAGTGTAACATCATCTTATGTCGAATATTTATTTGGTGGTGATTATACATTAAC